AAATACTATGGATATCGAGCTTGACTTTGATTTCATCTTTCATGGCTTATCCTTTCACGTTTTCAATGGTTATCATTTTCTTTTTCTCAGTTGGTGTTAATATCTTTTGACCCGGACTTCCGACAAACTCAACAACTGTGGTTGTTCGGCACCGCCCATGATATGGCGGGCTACCTATCTTGCCCTGCTTAACCGCCTTATTGATCTTGCCCTGTGATGTAAGCTTTGAAGCCTGTTTATCACCCCACCAAGGCCACGCGTCCTTCGTTGCCTGTTTATTACCGGCATTGACTGCCCTTTGCCAGTTTGCCACCTGATTACTCAGATTCTTAACAGATATAACCGTTCCGTTTAACCGCATACAAATCATTGATGTTCTTTCGTCGATGACCGCCTTAATCCGGATTGTCTCAATACCTTCACGCTGATACCCTGCAACCTGACCTATTGATCTTGTCTGGATAATAGATTGCTCTGCAAATGTTTTCCAGTATGCATCAGACCGGAGCAATTTATCACCCATTGCGTTTCGGATCTTAAATGCAACATCACTTGTAGATGATTGCCCTGCAAAGAACGGCCTTAAAGCGTCCTTTGTGGCCTTTGCAAGCTGTTCTCCATAGTAGTCTGAGGCAAACATGTTTTTATGCCTCTCAACGGCATTTAGAGCGTCCAGATTGTCGGTATTAAAAAGGAACTCCGGTTTCTGTGTGGCTTTCTTTGTACCGTTTAGAAATGCTCCTGTTGAAATGTCTGTTGTTTCCTGAATGGCTAATGCACCAATCGGAGCGCCAAGCCTCAAGGCAAGATTTGATTCTATTATTGCAAGCTCTGACTTCCCCAGGGTTTCAGCCTGCCTGACCATATTCAAAGAATCAACTATTGCCGCCCTTGCTTCTTTCTCCCAGACGTTATTTAATGCCAGTTGCATTTTATTAATGAGTTCATCTGAGGTCAGAATGGAAGTTGCTTTTTGTATTGCTATTTTTAGCTCAGCTTTGGCAAGAAGATTTTTCATTGTTTTCACCCTCCATCTTTACCTTCTTATTCTTTGCCCTCTTCTCATAAGTCCAGAACGGCAGAGCTTCGCAGGAATCATCTGTGCAAACCCTTAACCGCTTAAGCTGATCCTGCCCGAATGATGTTGTTTGCCTGACCTTTGTTTTCTTACCGCATACTTGACAGTGCATTTATTATCTCCTTTAAAGATTATCCTATCACCTGAGCCCCTGAAATTATACGTTCTTCCATATCGTCTTCACATGCATAACGTATGCCGTCAATATGGTGGTTGTTTTTATCAACCGCAACATTTAAAACTTCTCCATCTTTGTTTTTCTTCCATTGATAAAGCTGAAACTCATTTATTGTTTCCTGGCACTTGATATCAATGATAATTTCATAGCCCTGCAGCCACTGAATGCCAAACAGAATAGAGTCCTTGCCCTTAACCGCACCCTCTGCATTAATGCCATTATCCTGTAGTTCCTGAATGCTCTTTGGCTCTGCTGAATCGCATGTGACATATTCATCTTCTATGATCGGTTTTAATTGTTCTGCGATCTGTGGATTTTTTAATCCTTTTTCATGAAACTCTTCAAAAATGTAAATCTTCTTTTGAGCCTTGTCGATATGCAATCTATTATAAGCTGTAGGGTGGTTAGTGAAGCCAAAATCAAGGCCGTTGCGTATATTATCAAAATATCGTATTTGCCTTGACAAATCAGCTGTTTTCCAATTCCTGAAAATAAGCTCTCCAAGCACACCCCAGTTACCGCAAGTATAAACATTATAGAAATAACTGTCTGTTTCATCTGTAAGCTCTTTAATGTCATCTTCTTCTAAGAATTTATTATCAATGTATGTGGTCTTAAGTATAAGCAGGTCTTTGTCTTCATCATAAAGCTCTTTTGCATCGTCTGTAAACCCGGTAAAATATTCTTTAAAGATCCAGTGTGATTTAAGAATAGGATTAAAAGAAAAAGTAATACGCTTCTTAACTTTTGACTTGCCACGCAATCTCTTACGGAGCTGCTTGATATCGTCAAGGGTGCATTCTGTGGCTTCCTCAATCCAGATATCAGTAATAACACCATCGTCTGCAGTAATTGATTTGATCTTTTCAACATCGTCAAGACCTTTAAAGATTGCTTGTTTTTTATTCTTGCAGGTAATTGTCATTTCTGTTTTGTTGATCGTGAACAGATTTGACACGTTCCATGCTGAAATAGCTTTGACCACTTCTTTAAAAACAGATCCACGCATTGAACTGGCAACATTACGACAAATCAGATAATTCCGTTCCCCGGCTATTAAATCAAACACACATCTCTGAGCAAGAAACACTGACTTCCCGGAGCTGGATCCGCCGAAGTATATTTGTGTTCTAACCTCACTATGTAAATAGACAAGATATGCAGAGTTGAAAACGTCCTTTCTGATTTTAATCTTTTTAAGCATGTTTTTTTATAAACTCTTCAATATCGCCACTGCGTAATAGATATATATTTTCTTTTATCTTCTTGTCAGGCCATGCCCACCATTTAATTTCTAAAAGCTTAACCCTCTGATAAGATGTAACCCGGTGTTTTTTTAAACTGGCAGGATTGCCGCCGACAATACAATAAGGTTGAACATCCTTTGTTACAACACTTCCATAAGCAATGACTGCACCATCCCCGATTGTAACGCCTGATATTATTGTTGCGTTTGCACCGATCCAAACATCATTCCCGATAGTCACATCTTTACCGGGTGCCGGGTGTCCTTCACCAGAGCACTTCCAATGTTTTTTGTTTATATGTCCGAATGGAAATGTTGTGATCCAGTCCGTTCTATGATTAACACCCATCAACACACTGCAGCCTCCCGCAATTGAGCAGAAAGCACCGATGTTTAATTCAGCGGAGTCTTTGCCATATACCAGTATTTTTTCAGATCCGTATGTATGCTTTCCAACAATCATTATTTAACCTCAGTACCGGATGTTGTAACCGTTTCGGTTTTTTTTACCTGTTTTTTAATACACTTTTTAATATGAAGTCGGCTGAATAAAAATAAACCAGCGCGGGCAGTATTTATCATTATCTTAAGACACTTGATCTTTAAATATCTCTCAAGCTTATTGTTGTCTTCTTCAAGGTCAATGTTTTTAATACCGTCCTTTAGGCACTCTGCCTTAAATCTGTTGTTTGCAATAGTAAGGTGCTTTATGTCTAAAAGCCCACGTACTATTAATTCACAAAATGGATCATGCTCTGCAGAAGATCTCATTATAAAAATCATGTCAAGAAATTTAGTTGCACCATCCCATTCAAACCCGGCCTTAAGATGCATACGCCCGGTGGTCATCAAACTTATAAAACCATGAACAATAGCCTTCTTGATCTTAACCCCGGTATCAAAATGATAATCTTCAAGCAGCCGGTATTTAAACCCGTTCTTCTGCTTTGGCAGGATTTCATAAAGAATACCGTTGTGGCCTTTGATTGGATTTTCTGTGTGCTTAAATTTGTGGATCTTCATTTTTCAACACCTCCTGTTCTGGTATTATTTCCAATAGTTCATCGTGTTCTTTTTGTGTTATGTTTTTTTCTTCAAGCATTTCACCGGCAACGGTTTCTAGGTGGCCTAAAAAGATAATATCTTTTCTTTCACTTGGCCTGACAATAACATGCTCTTGCTCAGATACGTAGTATCCTGGATGATCCCCATCTCTTGCAACAAGTAGGGTTGATGTATCATATTTTTTAAGTTCTTCTATTAGAGCACCAACAGTCTTTATTTTTAATGATTTTAACTCTTTGAAAGTCTTAACCTTTATTTCATATTTATTCATTTTGGCCTTCCTCCCTGATTTGGTTAACAATATGCTTTATCTTTGATTCTGTTATTTTTAATCTTCTAGTCTGGAATTCAAAGGTGATTGTTACTTTTGTTTTTTCTTTACCAACAACATAATTGAGTTCAATGTTCTTTGCCTTGTTCTTATAGATGAAATAATACTTTTTATGAAACAGGAGTTCTATTAAATCCCGGTAGCTTTTAAATTTAATCAATGCAAGACCGGGCTTGCCTCAACCTCTTCTTGTCTCAAGATCACGGTTTCGATATAATAATCAAGCTTTACATTCTGCCGGGCTGATTTATCCAGGGCAGCCAGAAGGACATCGAAGTATCGGCACGCCCTGTATGCTGCCGCTATTTCGGAAAATAAGTATGGGTGAAAGGCTGATATAACTGAAAGAAGTTCAACTTCCATTTGGGTAAGTTTGTATTTTTTGATTGTGT